AGAAAATTATCTAATCTAGAAAGACCCATTGTACACGCACTTATAGTTCTTGTTATGGATTATTTATCATACAAAAAAAGGCATTACCAATCTGGGTAGTAAGAACCTTGTGTAAGTTTAGCAATGTATTGAAATATTAAATCCCAACCAAATACATAATTATCTCCATTTTCGTCTTGTAAGTAAAATGGAATATCTGGATACATTCTTTTTGCAGTATAAAACTGACTAATCATCTCATAATCATCATCAATCCACCGCTCCGCTTCTAGCAAATCTTCGTCCATTGTCTTCAATTTCTCCATCATAACCATCCTGTATTAGATGCTCTACTGTATTGGCAACATCTCTCATAGCATCCTGCAAATCCCATTGCTGTCCTGATTCTTGATTTCCAGTCACAGGATCAATCAATGACCATCGCCATTGCTTCATATGTTTTGAGTACCAGAGCTTTATATCCATAATGTATTTATTACGGAAATTTCTCAAAGAGGGTTAGTATATGCTAATCTTTCTTCCGGACACAATTTACGAACTACATCTAGAACATTCATAAACTCTTCTACATTATCACAATCCACTTGCTTCTCATCACCTTCACTTGAATAAAGATAAAAAGTTCTCTTTACTGGATCAACTACACACTTTGTCAAAAACTCTTCATCTTCCATATGGTTACTCCATTATCATAGCAGTATAAAGGAAAACCAAAAAAAGGTCAACCCGTTATTGTGTTCTGTCCAGCATATTTTGGATCATCTGCCTTAGGATCCGGATAATCCTCCCAAGTTTCACCCTCATACTCTACTACCAAGGGGTTAATATCCTTTCTTTCTGCAAAAATATGATAAAAACAATGAATAGGCAGTGCTCCCTTAGACTGAAGATATACCTTTTCCGTATCCCATCTCTTTACAATAATATCTTGATGTGCACCTATTGGTTGAAGTTGAACTGTAATACTGCTCTCATGAACTAAATCTTTCCAATAAGATGGTAAATATATCTCTTTCTCATTCTTAAGCATTCCTCTATGGTAAACACCAACCTCAGGACCTTCTATGCAAGCATGAGCAAGACGCATTCCATCTTTAGAAGGATGCTTTATATCAAACTTTTTAGGTAAAGCATCTGCAACAGAGTGCCTTGCTTCTAATCTTCCAACAGAAATACAATCAACAGATCCAGTTGTATATAAATCACCCTCTACATATACATTTCCTTTAATCTTTATTCCAGTAGGAAGACTACCAGAAATACCAAGAGAACTTTCAGGTAAAGTAGAATCAGGATCTGCATTAGAGCAGGGTCCAACCATTAATGTTGCTTCTTGTGAACCAAATGCTGTAGGACTACCTAAAACTACTGGACCTTCTGCTAATACAGACCCATTAATTGCCTGTCGTCCAGATTTAATGGCAGCACAAACTCCCGTCCCTACTATAAGTTGTCCACCAACATTTACGTCATCAAATTGCATTTTATACCTCCCTATTAAGCTTGTGGTCCAGACTTTCCTACTGTGGCAGCTGCTAAAGCAGTATTCAAAATAGCATACTTTCTTCCACCAACCTTAGAATCCTTCAAATAGCATCCATCAGATACACCACGGAATATAGAACCATACATCTGAAGAACTGCGTTTGCAATCACTTCACCCACTCCTGGAGTAGCAATACGATAAAATTGTTTGGCAGTCATCATCAATTTTTTTGAATTAGTGATGATATTTTCTGTTGCCTCCATTTTAATGCTACCTTTAGAGTCATCGTCTCCTATAGCAATAAGTTCAATATCTGTTCCTTGAAGTCTAATCTTTCCGTTAGTAGCAGTGATACAAATATTACCATTCTTTGCATTCAAAATCAAGCTATCTTGTGCTTCATCATTAGCACTACCACATTCAACCTGAAAATTACCTGGACCAGTAGATACAGTCCATCCTTTTCTAGGACCATCAATATCTAAAGACAATTGATGTTCAGCATCAGGAGTTTGAAGGACAACACCAGCTGTTACATCCCCTTGCTTATGGACATGACCTAACCTAATAGATCCTTTATCATTGGCCCAACCAACCTCAGTATAATTCTGTTTAGCGGTGTCAGTCGGATTATCACCAGCGTCCCTGCCACTTACCCTAGCGTTAACTTGATTCCTTGATATTGCTCCAGGAGAATCTATACTTTTAGCCATTTAAATTACCTTATGTTAAATTTTCGGGAGTACCCGGAATATTAAGTCTTGGATTATTACTATTAGTATCTGAACCCTGTCTAAGAATTGCAGATGGAGGAGTAGTTACCAGTGCATCAATGCTTTCTTGCATTGTATCATAAACCTGAACCATTTCACCAGCAGTTTTATACCATCCCGAATATTTAACACCATTTTCATAGAAAACAGCACCATAATAAGGTTTACCTTTATAATATCCAGTCTGTTTAAGACCAACCAAATCGGTAACCTGAATTATATCTGGAATATCAAAAGGAACAACCTCTGCTTCAAACTCTATTATAACATCTAAATTGACACCAGTATCAGTATCAATAATAACATTAGGAACTCTAGTAAATCCAAGACCTGGATTTGGAACATCAACTCCTATAATTTTACCAAAAGGACCACACTTAAGTTTAAGTTCAGAACCCATACTAGGTTCAAGTCTTATCGTATCCTTTTTGCAATCATAATTGATACCAGGATCCACTGGAGTAACTTTTTTTATTTTTAACTGAACTGGATACTTAGGACCATCCCCCTTTGGATATCCATTTCCAGGATCTCTGACAATAGGATCTTTAACTACACCCTTTCCTTTTACAGGTTTAGGACAAGGAGGGGGAATAAGTTTAGCTGCAACTCCCATAGGATTAACTGACCAAGGTTTATAATCACCTGTTCCTATTTTTCTTTTAGTAGTAATTTTAATCGCTACTCCTGTAGGATCTCTTAAAAAGATATTACTCGCATTTCCATTAATTAATTCCAATCGTATATCATGTTTTCCTTTTTCAACATCCACCTGCTTTGTAATATATTCATTTTGTCTGAAATTACTTTTTACAGAATCAACCTTTTTATCATCAATAAACATGGTTGCATTATTATCTGCAATCAAAGATATGTCATATTTCCCTTTTTGAGGAAAATCAACATTTTCCCACGTTAAAATCTTCTTACCACTAATATTATCATTGGGTTCAGATAAACTTTGAGTAGGAGATCCAATAGGAGAAACACCTTCTCTATTAATTATTTTTCCCCAACGACTATCTGTATAATGGAATAAATGAGGACCTTTATAAGTAACACCATTTTTTGTGGTACTACCACTAATTCCACCTGATACTTTAGTAGCAGATGAAACCATATATTTACACTTATTTCCCTTTAAATCAAAGAATTTTCCTTCAGTAACACCACATACCAAATCAGTCCAATCATTATCTTTATGATCTTCCATTTGAATAACAGATTCGCCTTTAGTTCTTAATCTTATATTGGAAGTATTATCTTTTCCAACATTACCAAACTTAACTGTTTGAGTTATACTACCTCTCCTAGATCGTGTTATTCTCCAAGTTTTATCACTTATTTTAATAGATTCTACACATCTTCCAGAAGTATTGGGATTATCATTCCAACTAAAAGTAAATGTAGCCTCAGTTCCATTAACAATTAAACTATTTCCATCAGAAGAGAATTTTACATTTCCACTATCAATAGTAAATGCTCCATTAACATCAAAACCATTACTAGGATCATCATCAAATTCAAGTCTTTTAGAACTCAATTGACGTAAATTACCCTCTTTTAATCCTGTATACTTAATTCCCCAATTTTTTTCTTGACGTTGACTACTACTAAAGAATTCTACATCATAGACCTTATTTACTTCTACTTCCCTTGAACGAGTTACATTTAACTGTCCTCTTTGTCCTAATGGAGTTCCTCTCTCTTCAACAGGTGTAAATTCTTTCGATTCATATATATCCAACTCTGGTATTTTTATACTGTTAGCAAACATCGAACCAGTTTTAATTTTAAACCTAACTCTTTTCTTGTCTACTTTAGAAGTACCACCACTTAACCAATCTATAGTATTAAAAACTTTTGCATCAATTGTTTTTGTTTTTTGAGACTTTTCATTTTCAACTACAACTTTTATCTCATGAGTAACTGGATCCTCATCAGGACTAGTAGGTCCATCAATATAAACTAATTTTTCTACTTGACTAGTAAAAGTAGAGTTACCACTACCTTTAGACATATCTATTACTTTTTCGTCATCAATCCACAACTGACCCCAATTATCAGCTGCCATTATAACTTTATACCATCCTCCATATGGAAAAGATTTAGTCCAAGTATTTGTAAAACTACCAGTATCATTACGAGCATCTCCTTCATCATCAGGAAGAAGAGGTGACATTGCGAGTTCATTCATCAATGAGCCCCATGCAGGGAATCGCACAGGATACCATAAATTTTTAGCACCAGGAAATCTTGTTGTCCAAAAAGGATTATTAGGACATCTTCCTTCTGCTTGAGGAACAGGTTGTTGAGGAACAGGTGGTCTTGGTGCATCAATTGTCAATGCAACACCCATTGGATTTTCATTCCAAGACTTCTTAGATTGAATTTCTTTTTCAGAAAACTCAGTTTCAATATTAATAGCAAGAGCCATTGGGTTAATACCCTTCATACTCTCACCAACCATAAACTTACACCTATTTCCATCTATACCATAGAATTTTCCTTGACTCACACTTGCTTGTATTAAATCCCAATTCCATGCTCTACCAACACCCTCTAACTTATCTTCAAATTCCAATCTAGGTCCAGAACTACCCAATCCACCACTCTTATCTTTAGTTTTACGGAATCTTATGGCACCTTTTCTATGCTTTGTTTCTGCGGGACCACCAGCACTACGAATACTGGTTATTATTACATCATACTCTTTACCTACTTCCACTTCAAATTCTTTATTCAACGTTGCTCCCTCACCCAGATATTCCTTTGCTAAAGAAAAAAGTCCAGGAATAGTCATTCTATTACCATAATGACCCGCTATCTTGACATTAAAATTAATTTTTGTCTTTTTCTTTTTACCATCAGATGACTTAAAGGAAAATGCACCACCTGGTATTTGATTCAGTTTCGCAGTAATATTATGATTTCCACCTTTAATAAATCGTGTTGTTCTTAATGTTCCTGTACCTATACTAGTATCACCAATAAATCCTTTCTTAGTAAGAGTAACTTCATTTCCAATCTTTAAATCAACATTATCATCAACTGCTACCTGAATAGTATAATTACCATCAATTGGAAAATTAACATTTGGCCAAATAATAGTATGATCTCCTGCATAAGGATTATCTTTTAATTGCAATTTAGTATCAAAGGGACATATACCATAATCATTTAAAAATCCACCCCTAGTATAAACATTTGTTCTCCACAATTGTCTATTTGCCTTAGAAATATAATCAATTGTATTAAAAACTTCTCTAGTTTGTATTCCTTTTGATGATTCAGATTTTCCTACCTGTTTAGGAGGATGAGGAACACTAAAATATGCAACATTTCCTTTTAAATCAGTAAATTGACCTGAACTAGCAACTACAATTAAGTCCGTCCAATCATTATCATGGAATTCTTCCATCTGAATGACATTAGGATTCTTAGTTCTTAATTTAATTGGTTGAGGCTTTGCACTTCCTAAATCAAGAGTATGTGTCTGACTTCCGTTTCTTCCCGTTCTCCTCCAAGTCTTTCCACCAATCTCAACACTATCTACTGCAACTCCTGCTATATTAGGGTTATCTGCCCATGAAGCAGTTATTTTAATGGCATGATTACCCTTCAACCTTCTACCATCATCAGAAAACTTTCCTTTTCCAGAATCAATCGTCAATGAAAAATTACTATCATTACCATGACCATCTTTTAATTCAATTCTCTTTCCACCTCTAACCACTCTAATCTTCTTATTAGCAGGATGTAAATTATTATACTTAATATCACCCTGAACTCCTTCTTTACCTTTAGTGCTGAACACTACTTTATACTTTCTTCCATACTGAACCTTTCTTGTATGAGACACATTTAATTGTGCCTTTTGTCCCTGTCCCTTAGTAAAAGGTTTTGATTCATCAATATTAAGTCCGTCTATTCTGACTCCATTAGCAAACATAGAACCAGTAGTAATCTTAAAGGTTACATCACTTTTAGAAGGTGGTGGAGGTTGCTGTACTGTAACAGTCTCCATCTGAGGTTGATTATAAAGATCCAAGCGCAGAACTTTCGGACCTTTTTTCATGGTTATTTTATTTTCATTACCACCTTTGCTACCAGATTTTCCTGAGATTAATTTTGTACCGGTGTTGGTAATAAGTTTATCAGTATATGGTACACCATCAATATAAAGTCGAGACTTATCATCCCTTGCAGTACGGAAAATATATTCCCCATCATAAGGAAAATCAATATTCCATTCAAAAGTAAACCAATGGCCAGCAAAATCAGATGGCTTTACATTAGAAGGTGGTTTAGGAGATATAGCATACTCATTCATAAAATTACCCCATGTAGGGTGCTTCACTTTAAAAACCGTAGTATTACTTTGTCCTGTACTAGTTACTTGTAAAGGTGGGTTTTTCCTTGTCGTAAACCAATCTTTACCAGAATTCTGCACCTTCTTAATATATTCATCCACTACTTGTGCAAAAGGAACTGCTCCATCTGTATAAGCTTGTGGAATCCAATCCCCTAAATCTTTTCCATCTGGACCCCATCGTCTTCCAAACTCGTCTTTTGGTAAACCAGTATCACAAATCTCATATTGTTCAAAATCTTCTTTATCAGAATAATATATCATTTGGTTTTCAATTTCACCAACATCAATCTTCACAACCGCACCAGCACCAATACCACTATCATCTTGTATTTGAACAATAGGAGGATACTTATATCCAAATCCACCATTTACTAAATCAATTCCCAATATACCACCATCATCACCAATTATAGGATTTGCTACAGCACCTACTCCACCACCACCCATAAATACCACCTTCGGTGGTTCAGGTGTAGCGTTCATATTAAGACCATCAGGACAAGATTCATCCGGCTTAGCAGGTGGTCTTCTCGTTAATTGATTGACTTGATTAATATTTAAAAACTCAATAGTCTTCTTATTGGGTTTAAAAATAAAAGTAGTCCCAGGATTTAATTTTGCATATGAATTTGCATCACAAATACTCACCCCTTGCTGCAATCCTCGGTCAGTAGAAATATATCCAACCGTAAGATCTTTGGGTTGTGGAGGTCCGAATAAATTAAATGTGGGGTCTGCCATAGTTAATATTTATTACGCTATCCCTGAATCTATCTTTGATTTTACTTTCTTAAATGCTGCTTTAGCATCTGATAAAGTAGCACCTTTATCAATACCCAACGAATCAGCAGCTCCTTGAACTTTTTTACTTATAAGATCAATACTTGGCATATTTTTCATTGGTTCTGCAAAAGGTATATCTGGTATAGAAGGTGCAACATCCTTAACCTTACCAATTGCTTTCTGAATCGCACCAGGACTTGGTTTCGAAGTATCAGGTTGTGCAGCACCACCTGTCGCTAAAGTATAATAATCAGATACTGCTTTATTTGGTGGAGTTTCAAAGGGGAAAAGATTCCCTTTAAGATTCTCAAAATCAAATGCTTCCGCTAAACTCCCTTGCATACCACCTAACATATTAAGCATATCACCTAATTTTTGTCCAATACCTGGTTTAGCATCTGCCACCGAACCTTGAGTATCACCAGGTGTAACTGGACCTGCTGTTGCTTTACCCTCCCCAGGATCTATAACAGTAATAACTACAACACCACAATTATAACCACTACCTTCCTGTTGAACTGTTAATAATTCACCCAGCTTATATCCACTACCCGGATCTGCAATTTTTATACCACCAGATGCCACTGTATTAACAGTACCTCTCACCTTATCCAATACAAAAGTAGCATAAGTAGTTGGATTTGGAGAAGTGGCATTGTGATTAATAGTAATAACATCACCATTCTTATAATTTGCTCCGGCAGTATTAGTAGTAATACCAGTAATCTTACCACCCGATATAGTGTAATTTAACGTAAGTCCAGATCCAGAACCACCAGTAACAGTAGCACCTGTAGTAGATCCTGTACCCGATGCTCCCCCTCCATCAGCAGTATTAACATAATATCCAGCACCTTCCTCATTTACTGTGGCAAAACTATTATCATACCAACCACCAGATGGAACTGTTATATCAACCTTAAATCCAGATCCACTACCTCCACTAACTGGAACTCCAGTCTCTGTATAGTAGTTTGTACCACCTTGAGGTAGATCATCCTCTTCTTCATCTGTAATCTTAGTAACTTTTCCCAAATTACTCTTATCATATGCTTGTTCCTCTAAATCTGAATCCACCTGTTCCAATTGACTCTTTAAATCTTTTAGATATCGATTATAATTTCTATGTTGAGAAGAGGAAATGCCTGAAAGAGCATCTTGATTTGCTGCAAATATTTGTGCTACTAAATCCTCAGCATAGCACATTGGAACTCTAGGAGTGGTGATCTGAGGTCCTGGTGGTACCTGTACAGTACCAGAATCATCGGTAACCTCAACAGTTCCAGAATCATCAGTTAAATCTAAAGAGAGTGTTGCTGATTGAGAAGTGGCATCAGCAAATAAAACACCACTCTTTGCTATAGCATCTGCTTGTTTTGTTAATGATGGAATGTTTAATTTTGACTTTAGAATACCCTCAAATTGAGAAACCAGTTTATTAGTAATACCATTATATTCTTTAATCTTATTCTCAGTATTAAGGAATTTTTGATCAGCAAATTGTGCTCTCATTGCAGATGGTAAATTTGCTACCGCTGGAGCCAACTCAAGATTCATTTTCTTTGAATCATATTCTGCAACCTTCTCCATAATAAGTTTCTGATATTTTGCTACCTTCTGTGCAGTTTTCTTAATTTCTTTATCCATATCCTCTTGACTGGGAGGACCAGATGCTGCATCAACATAACTTTTTCTTGAACCTAAAAACTTATCACACTTTGCTGTAAGATTATCAACTTCTGTTTGTATTGCCTTAGTTGCTGACTCTACAGGACAATCAGGATTCATTACAACAATCTTTTCCTGATACTTATCTTCTCTTTTTACGTCTCCAGCAGAAGTCTGATGGGGATTATCAGGATGTTCTTGAGTAGCTCCAGTTTTAGGGGTTGAATCTGCAGATTTTGCAGCACCAGCACGATTTCTAATTCCATCACTAACTTTTCTATTAACAAATGCTTTTGCAGCATCGCCAGTCAATCCCTGCTGCTCTACTAATTCTTTTGCACTAGCAATATCATTTTGTTGTGTTGCACTTATTCCACGACTTGCTGGTAATCCATATTGATTGAGTCTTGTTCCAGGCGCAGGAGATGCAGACTCTTGTGCAATCTCCTCATCTACTGGTTTAGATATTACAAGACCTTCATCAGGAACTTTTTCTTTTTTAAATCCTGTTTTAGGTACTGCGCCCTCAGCATATCCACTTTTTGCTAAACTTCCTGGTTGTGTATTAGTAACGGAATTATCATTCTTTCCAATCTTAGTTCCTAATTTTGTTTGAGCATTATTTCCAAGCACTCCCATAATAATAGGAACCTGCATATCCTTCCCATCCATGTAAAAACCAAAGACCATATTACCTTGTCTAAGGTTGGATGACATCCAAGAGTTCATCTGCCCACCACCAGCAGTGACAGGATACATTATGTTTGCCCAAGGTAAATCTTCCTCAGGAACAGCATCTTGACCCTGATCATGGACTCCCATGATCCTTACTTTATATCGTGCTCCCCATCCTGGAATAGTATCTTTGTCCGGAAATTTTCCCGCCATCATCTGATCTCGCCAGGTGGAATCGTCAGCAATCTGACCAATCCACCAGATGAAATCAGCTCCTAAAACACCAGAATTAAATAGAGATCCTCCTTCCATAAGTTATTCGTCGTAGACTCTACATTCTTCTGCATCGGGATGATTATCACAATAAACTTCAAGATGCTTATCTTGATGCCTTAAATGCCAATCATTAATACCAGTTTCTGGCTCATCATCCTTATGATATTCATCATAATAAGCATGAGCAGATTCTAAGTCTTCCTTAGAATACTCCATTTTACCATGATTAATGTGTTCTTTACCATCTTTAGGATCGATATAGACTTCATGGTCTAAATCGTGTTTAATTTCTTTAGTCATAAAATTAGTCCCTTACTGAGGTATTTATCGTCTTTCCTTAGGTTTTCTACCAACAGAATCTCTTATTAAATTTAGTTTAGTTAAAGTATGTTTAGCAGACAAATAATGACATACATCAGATATAATATAATTACCACCTGTTTGATGATTTACATCCATATTTTTCTTACTCTCATTAAGTTGAGGAGCATCTACATACACAGCATCTCCAGCATGTAATGAAAAATCACCAGGAATAGTAACCGTTGTTTCCAAAGCAAACAATTGATTCATTCTCTGAATACCTTGATTTAAAACTACTGCAGGTTCATAATTCTCTTTTTTAGATTTTTCAATTTGCTCTTGATCTTCACCTTCACCACTTCCTGAAGGTAGAGCACCTACATCCTGTACATAAAATGTTGTTCTTGAAAATTCCCTTCCAGGTTGAGTCTGATTAAACTCACTATTTAAAACTGGCAGATTCTTTCCAGCAAGTTTTAAATCCTTTTCATTTCCTTTTGATGAAGAATCACTTCCCGGAGTATTACCAGCATTAGGTGTCTCAACTTTATATCGGCAATTATAAGGATCAAAGATTATTATACGGGTAGAATATGCTCCCATCTTAAGTTTATCTTGAATATTCACTCTATTACCCACACTATAATCCAATGCTTTATCATCATACCCATCAGGTAAATTCTGCCCATCCGTATCAGGGGTTTCATTATAAAGGTAAGATTTCTTCGGTCTATTAGTTTCAGTATCCATCAAACTGTCAATGGATTTAAAATGAAATTTATCCACAGTTTCCCAGAAAAAATAACCAGCAGTATTTCCTAAAGAACCATCCTTAGGAACTGCTCCTCTAGATAACCAATTAATCATATAATAAGGTTTCTTATTATTTCCTATACAATTCTGTTCATTTGCAGTTTCTTCAATATCATGTTCTTTTTCTGCACCCAAATACATAGGATCTTCTAAAATCTTTTTAACATGCTCAGATATTTTACCATTAAATCTAGTATTAATCCTTACCTTTTCATTTTTAATAAACTCTTTTGATGCTAAATCCAATTGTACAATAGACTTATTAGTATCTTCTACTAAAGGACTAACTGCATTTACATATAATGTCATTTTTAATTCATTGTCATTATTATCTCTTACCTTTATCAAAACATTCTCTTGCCCAACAATAGGCAATCCTTCTAGAGCACTTTTATCATCAACACTACCACCAGTATCAGTAAAAGTTACGGTTGCCCTACAAGCATCTTGTAAGATACTTTCATAATACAAAAAAGCAGCCACAGAATTAGTGATGCTTATTTGCTTATCTTTATCTTCATTTGATGTAACAACAATCTGCTCTATACCACCTCCACCACCGTCCCTGACAGCAGGTCCTGCAGCTTTTGGTCCTATTACCTCTGATGCTGATCCTAATGACATTTTAAGTAAAATCTCCCATCTCTATTTAACCATAAAAATCAAGTGATTCAAAAGCATCAGCTTTCCAATTATCTCCACCACCACCAACAGTTATAATTCGAGAAGAATCTCCACCTCCACTTGGAGACTGTCCTGAACTTGGAGTAGAAACACTAACTGTTGTAGATGCTGATATATCTTCATAAGGAGCATAGGATTCAATTTCTTCCATCACTCCAGCATATCCCTTCTTCTGATTGGCAGAAATTAATGCTTTCTCTTGCTTTTCTAATCCCTTAGATTTATCATCACCTCCAGTATCTCCAGATTTAACTTCATTTTCACTACCAGTACTACCAGATTCTTCTCCACCAGGTGGGAAGAATGATTTAATTGCTATAGGAATAGTCTTAAAAGGATTCATTAATTGTAGAAGATTAGGGAATTTGGATACCCTACCCTCAGCATTAACATAACCAAGACCTTTAAGCCAATCAAATAATCCCAATGTCTTGGCAACCAAAGTCATGGCAGTGTGTCTACCACCACCCTCTGGTATCTCAATAGCAGTATCTTTCAAAAAGTTCTCAATATATCTCTTAATTCCACCACCAAGCCATTCTGCTACAGCTTTACCTGCACTAAAAATCTTAATTAAAGCACCCTTTAACATCCCAAATGCTTTTTTAGGATTCCTCTCTATTATGGTGTAATAAAGTAAATCCCCAATAAACATACCTATTGTCTCTCCAATCAACGTTCCAAGAATAGGAATAGGAATAAAGGTTCCTAATGCTCCACCTAATGCTGCACCAACACTCTTAAATAATGCTTGACCAATTCCTTCCCCCGACATAAGGGAAACAATTGCAACAATAATAGGACCAAGAATAGGAATTCGACGTGCAAATCCTTTAACCGCAGGAGTTGCTGCTTTTAATGCAGGAGCAATAACACCTGCTGCCTTACCAAATATCTTAGTAGCCCATCCACCAACCCTTGCTACTGCTTGACCTGCACCTGTCCTTGCTAATGCTCCACCACCCCTACTCAAAAGACCACCGACTCTAGATATACCCCTCCGTGCAATATTTCCTGCCCATTGCATACCAGATCTAGCACCGGCTCCAATTCTACTAGCAAGTTTCTTAAAGAATATCCTAGCCTTACGACCCATCAGTCGTCTCAATTTCACCCATATTGTTCTAATTGCCTGAGTAACTGTCTTCCAAACATTTCTTATGCTGGATATAATAGCCTTAAATATTTTTTCACCAATTATCTTCCATACTAAGAAACCTTGTATTAATTTCTTCAGGTTACCCATAAAGATATCAAATTTCTTCGCTCCCTCTTCACCTAACTGTTGCTTTATCCACCCCGTTGCTGCATCATAAAGTCTATAACTGAAATCAATAAAGCGAGTTAGTCCATCAAGAATCATACCAGCAAAATCAATAAATCCATCAACAAATGGTGCCAACCTTTGTACAAATGCTGTTATTTGTGGAAGCCACTTAACCAATCTAACTGCTATCCATCCAAGAATAACAGTACCAAAAAATCCAAGTATCTTTTCTATTAAACTCTTTCCTGGTAAATTAAGTTTGGGACCTTTTTTAGCGTCTTTTGGTTTTGATTTCTCTAATGCTGCTTCTTGTTTCTTATCTTTTGCTTTCTCTCTAGCAATACGTGCATCTTCTCTTATCTTTTCTTTAATTGCAAGAGATCCTGCTAAAAGTTTCTCAACTCTAATAATCTTAGTTGATATACTGGATGCAATTTCTTCTGCAGTATTACCACCACCACTACCACCACTTACACCAGTAGGATCTAATGGCATTAAAGATGTAGTAGGACGAATAGCAAGTGCTCCACCCTTTCCTGGTTCTCCACCACCTCCCATGGATTCTTGTACCTTCTCCCTTCTATTCTTAACATTCTTCTTTCTATTCAACAATCGATCAGCAGCAATCTTCTTGGCACCACCTTTAACTGCTCCTAATGCTGCTTTTCCTAATGCTGCCCAAGCCATATCTTATACCATTATCCCCAGAGTTTTAATCTTTGATATAGATCTCATCTTAGTTGCACTAAATTCAGGCAAATCTTGATCTGGTGTAGGTCTAGAAGCTAATTGTGCATTTACATTTCCTACAGGATCCGTCGTAACAACTGATGAAGCTGCTGTAGAAGGAGGATTAATTACTATTTGAGAAGGAGAACTATTTACTATCTGCGCTTGTTCTTCAGTTACTGCTCCACCACCAGCAAAGTGTACTGTCTGTTTTGGTATAATCTTTTGTGGAACATTTAAAATATTATTACTACTACTAGTATTAAATATATTTCCAACTAAACCCCCACTAGCATAATGGATCTTAGGTCCCCCAACAGACATTCCATTAGAAATTACATTCCTATTAGATACATTTTTATTAGATACAATCCTATTAGATACATTTTTATTAGATACATTTTTATTAGATACATTCCTATTAGATACATTTTTATTAGATACATTCTTAACAGAACCTCCTCCCTGATATCTACCAAGAGTTGGTCTATTAGTTCCACCAGCAGCAGCATTCATTCCCGCAAGAGTATTAGCACCATATTGTTGAACTGCACCTTTACTCATAACAAACTCACCAGGAGTTAACATTGCAGGAACAGTATCACCACTACCAGACCCAGGAACTTGCCCACCTCCAGCAAACATATTTAATGGTTCTGCTTTATCCGCACCAGTTTGAACATCTTCAGCTTGCTGTTGAGTTTCACTTACTATTGCAGGAGTTTCACCAGTAGGAGCAGTCTCTCCTGTCTGAGTATCAGATACTTCGGCTTGTTTGTCTGTTATTTCTTCAGCATCTTTCGTTAACTCCTTATCCATCGTATCTGTGATGTCATCACCCGTCTTCGCAGATTCTTTCTCAATACCCTTTAACTCTTTATCTACACCTATCCCAAATAAACTTCCAACCCACTTCACTGCTTCAATAATCTTAGGAACACCCCATACTAATAATGCAATTAATCCTGCAGTAAATATCATTCCTGGTCCCACCACTGCCATAATACCTGCTACTAAAACAGGCCACCAATCCTTTAAGAACCTGAATAGTGAAGCAACTTTCTTTCCATTTTCTGGGTTAGTAAACCACTCAAAGAGTTTCATTACAACTCTACCCAAGAAAACAATCTTCAAGAAATCCCAGATTTTTTCAAAAATATTCTGAACTGGTGCAAGTACAGTCTCTGCTGCACCGGCTAACTTATCCTTTATTCCTTCTAACTTACCTTCCTTTTCTTCTCTTGTTTTTTTCTCTGCTGCTTTACGTGCATCATCAGCAGCTTTCTTATCTGCCTTATTACTCTTCTTTAATGTCTCTATAATACCATTAACACCACTAGCAATAGTCTTAAGGGGACCTATTAAACTCTCTGTTCCTTTTGCTTCTGCATCCGTAGGTGTTACATCATCTGGTTTTACATCTGCTGATGATGGCTTTCTAATAGCAAGAGCACTAGCACCAGTAGTATCTGCAGCAATCTTCTCTGCTCCTCCTACAGAACTACCTTTCTTTATATCTGCACCTGTTATCTTAGTTTTCTTAAATCTTGCCTTTCTTTCTGCACCACTTAAATAATCTCCTGATGCATCTTTACCCATAACCCTTGATGCATAACCAGGGTCTTTTGTCGCAGTTGCTCGTGTATCAGTTGTCTCTCCACCTACACTACGATATCTACCAGTAGATGCACCACCAGATGATTCCCATTCATCAGATTCATCAGCCCAATCCCCAATATCTTGTTTTTGTTGTTTGCGTTTTAGTTCTTCTTTTTCAAGATGTTGTTCTTGTCGTAACTTAGCAACCTGTTTCTCAAGCGCAAGTACACGCATTAAGGTCTTCCTTTGCATTCCAAAGGATTTACTCACTGTTTTATGCAACTGAGCAACTTGAATTGCTAATCCTTTCTCAAGACCTTCAACATTAGACGCTAGCTTATAATGAGGATCAAATTTCCCCCTTAAACCCCCTATTATATTTGTATTCTGACTAGGCATTAGCTTCGCGTTGTTTGCGTTTTAGTTCTTCTTCTTC